ATGATTGATTTAGAATCAATTCTTGCTGAATGGAAAGATGATTCGCAGATCGCGAAACATCAACTTGACGAGACTTCGCGTGTGACCCCTGCGTTACACTCGAAGTATCTCGAATACCTTTCTCTGACCAAGCTCCGTCTCAAGAAGGCGGAGTTTGACCAGAAGACTCTACTCAAGGATAAGTACCTCTACTACGAAGGCAAGATGTCTCAGGCAGACATTGAGTCTCGTGGGTGGGCATATGATCCATATGATGGACTGAGTGCCACCACCAAGAACTTCAAAGAGTACTACTACGACTCTGATAAGGATATTCAGGACTCTGAGATGCGGGTACAATATCTGAAGACCACGGTAGAAACTCTCACCGAGATCGTGAACAATCTAAACTGGAGACACCAGACGATTGGTAACATGATCAGATGGAGGCAGTTTGAGGCTGGTGCGTAGAGCATATATACATGCATGAGTCTACCTAATACCATAACAGTCGGTCTGAAAGACCATTCGATGATGCTGGTTGATTGTAACCAGCACCAACTCCAAGAACTGAGAGACTACTTCTCGTTCTTTGTGCCTGGCCATAAGTTCATGCCTGCTTTCAAATCAAGAAAGTGGGACGGTAAAATCAAACTGTTCAATCAGATCACACGTGAACTAAACACTGGTCTGTACGAACACCTCAAGAAGTTCTGCTCTGATCGTATGTACCCTCTCCAGTTACAGGAGACTGATTACGGACACCCCGCACAGACTAACCATGTCGCACATCAGAATCTAGTCAAGTTCCAGAGTGAACTGGATCTACCCTTTGATCTACGCGACTACCAGTACGATGCTGTCACCCACGGTATAGAGAAGAAACGGGCTGTCCTGTTGTCCCCTACAGGTAGCGGTAAGTCGTTTATCATCTACAACCTACTACGATGGTATCTTGACTGCGTAACAAACTTTGTGGACAACTTCGATAAACAGGTTCTGATTGTTGTTCCGACAACAAGTCTGGTAGAACAGATGTACAAAGACTTCGAGGATTATGGGTATGATGTAAAGGAAAATGTGCATCGTATCTACAGTGGTAAAGACAAGACCACCGACAAACCTATCATCATATCTACATGGCAGTCCATCTACAAGTTTCCGAAGGAATGGTTCGAGACTATGGGTTGTGTATTTGGAGATGAAGTCCATTTATTCAAGGCAAAGTCTCTGTCAGGTATCATGAACAAGTGTGTCAATGCTGAGTATCGTTTCGGTACTACGGGTACACTAGATGGTACCGAGACGAACAAACTGGTACTGGAGGGACTCTTCGGGCCTGTACGACGAGTGACCATGACCAAGGACTTGCAGGAGAAGGGCACCCTTGCAAAGATAGACATCTCCATCCTACTACTGCGTTACCACAACGATATATGTCATATGCTGAAGGACGCAACCTATCAGGAAGAGATAGACTACATTGTGACCAACGAGAAACGCAACAGACTTATAAGTAACCTTGCGTTAGACCAGACAGGCAACTCTCTGGTCTTGTTTCAGTTTGTAGAGAAACACGGTAAACCCCTGTTTGATATGATCAAGGACAAGGCGGGTGACCGTCCGGTATATTATGTGTCAGGAGAAGTAGAGGCATCAGACCGCGAACAGATTCGTGGTATCGTAGAGGGACAGAAGAATGCAATCATTGTTGCTTCATTGGGAACATTTTCTACTGGGATTAATATTAGGAACTTGCATAACATTGTTTTTGCTAGCCCTTCCAAGTCTCAAGTCAAGGTTCTCCAATCAATCGGACGAGGACTGAGAAAGTCTGACGATGGATCAGTAACCAAACTGTATGACATTGCGGATGATCTGCACATACGGAAGCATAAGAACTTCACGCTGCGACACAGTGCTGAACGAATCAAGATATATACTAAGGAGCAGTTTCCCTACAAGATACATCAAATTGATTTGAAATGAATATATCATTAACGGAGAAGAAACCGCACGGACTGTTGCTGGGTGGTTTTACTTGTCCGACAGAAAATACATCAAATGAAAATGTCAATAAAGAGATCCATTGGTCGGAACGATATGCGGCAGCATTAAATCGTGAGGGATACCATAAGACTCTAATCCAAGGTATCTTCTATGGACTAGAAACCTACCGTAGTTTTGGTAACCATAGAATCGCAACGCACATCCGTAAGCGTGGATGGGATGTCGAGTGTATTGATTACGGCATATTATTTACGCACGACGAACTCATATATCTGATAGATCAAAGAATAACCGAAGACACCCTGTTTGTCGGTTTCAGTATGATGTTTTCTACTATGGCAACCGACAGGTTGTTGTGGATTACTGATCACATCAGAGAAAACTATCCTTGGGTCACTATCGTGGCTGGTGGTCAAAAGACATGGGTCGTGACTTGTGTTGAGGCAGACTACTACATTACGGGAAATGGGGAGTATGCTATGGACGCACTACTCGACCATCTCTATCGTGGTGCCGCCGAACCCATATCACATAAGACTCTCAGTAACGGCGGTAAACTTATCACCGCACATAATAGTTATCCCTGTTTTCCTAAGAGAGATGCCAGTATCTCGTTTGAAGAACGAGACTTTATCAGACCCAACGAGACGATCAATATTGAGTTTGCTCGTGGATGTATCTTTGCCTGTAAATATTGTTCATTCCCACTAGTTGGTATGAAGGAAGACACCACCCGTGATGAGGACAGCATACACCAAGAGATGTTGGAACACTATGAGAAGTGGGGAACAACCAACTACTATGTCACCGACGATACTATAAACGATTCCAAGGACAAGATCGCAACGATTGCTAGAGCCTGTCGTAGATTACCATTCCAGACTCAGTTCGCAGGGTATGTCAGGGCAGACCTTCTGATCACGCACGGTAAAGAGACTTGGCAAGACATGTGTGACATGGGACTGACCATACACCACTATGGTGTGGAGACCTTTAACCACAAGGCTGGCAAGACTGTGGGTAAGGGTTTCAAACCTGAGATACAGAAGAAGGGTCTATTAGAAGTAAAGGAGTTCTTCAACGAACACTCTCCCAACTTCTACGCCGGGTCAATCAGCATGATTGCGGGTCTACCCTTTGAGACCTTTGAGTCACTGGATGCGTCCAAGAAGTGGATGAACGAGAACTGGTCAGAACACATAGTCCACTTCTTACCTCTAGCATTAGGTAAACCTGACGATGAACAGGCGGACGAAATCGACTGGAAAGTCTATAATAACTTTATGAACTATGGGTATACATACTCATATGATGTTCCGTATATTGAGAATGATGATGTCCGCCGACAGGTAGATACTATGATAGCTGAGAAGGCCAGTAATAAGAATCGCGAGAATAATAAGTGGAACTTCTGGGTTCATCCGAGTGGTGATTACGACTTTATAGATATGATAGATTGGGTACGTGAGTATTCTGTTGGACGAGCTGAGAATAAGATGATGCCGGCTGGGTGTTGGCAAACCAACTTTGTTCATGCGGAGACTTGGGAAGATCCCAAACAAGGTTCTCTATATTACAAAACAGGTTACAAAGATATGCCCTATAAAGGCATGATAAATATCATACGAGAGTATAAACAAAAGAAGTTGAGACATGGCTAAAGAGTTGGAGTACAGGCAGTTTAAGTTATCTTCCGGCGAAGAGATTGTTTGTGAAGTTCTGGAATGGAACGATGAAGCGGAAGTAGAGATCTTGGTACGAAAAGCAATGCGTCTCATACTAGTAGAGCAGGGTGATGGTGTCAAGTTTTATTCATTCAGACCGTGGATGGTGTATCAAGAGAATCCTGATGATATTCTAATTCTCAATGTGAATATGGTGGTGGGTATTGGATTTCCACCCGACACTCTGCTGAAACAGTATCTGGAGGCTGTTACTGAAATGGGTACGATGAATGATGTAAGAGAGCAGGAGTTTGCTGAGAGTGTAGCAGAAGAAATTGCTCTTACTCAGAACGCTGATAAGATTGAACGTTACTTGGATACTATGGACAGCGGGAGTAATGTGATCGATATGTTTGATCCCAAGAAACTACATTAGTGAAAAAAGCATTACCTTTCATTCCTTTGCCTAAAAATAAACCAGAGTTTGTCCTTTGTTGGTGGCAAAAAAAGATCAAGGAAAATAAAGCAGCACCCTTTATTTGGCATAACATACCGCAAGATTGATTTATGAAAACGATGAACGCGAAAGACTATGTCTTTTCTACCACATTAGATATTGAAGCATTGAACATCAGGATGATTGATCGTATTGATGGTTTGTTGGATAATCAAGACTATGCTATGAAGTTCAACCTAGATGGTGAGGTGACAAACCCCAATCTATTGAACTATCCTGAGTTTCAGGAGTTCTCGGTTTATGTGGAAGAGTTCGCCCGAGAGTCTTCGGTAAAGAGAAACTATGATCATCCCCATCATTCGCGACGAGTAGAATATGATGTCTGGTATGACATGTACATCAAATCGCAGAAAGTCGGTGGCCTCTGGGCAGCACGATATAAAAGTGGCCAAGGTGGTGGAGAACATGATCATTGGCCTTGTACTTGGGCATTCACCTACTACATCGACCCACCCGAAGGTGCATCAGGTTTATACTTCACAGACATAGACGATGAACTACCTGTCGATCATGGTAGGTTACATCTATTTGGTGGGAACATGTTGCATAGAGTCAAGCCATCAACTTTTGAGGGTTATAGATATTGTATTGCAGGTACAATAAGTACACACCCACCAACAAGTGCTTCTCGATTTAATGATTAGACGCGAGAACATCCACCCTGAACTTATCTTCACTAAGATATTAGATGATGAGGATATGAATAACCGTATCATCAATCGTATCGATGAGGTTGGTGATGAACAAAACTTAGGTACAAATAATCAATGTTTGTGTACCAACTTCGGTATGCACAAGCAATACCCTGAGTTTGCACAACTAGCAGACGAAGCACTAGACTTCTGTCAACTATCTTCGGACGATGTATGTAATGATTTTGAGAATCATAAGATCCGTCTTACTCAGCCAGGATATAACTACTTTATTCAAACTCTAAGTAATACACTAGTATGGGGAACAAGGGCAGAGAGTGGTGAGATCGTCCGTGCACATGATCACTGGCCTTCAGTCTGGGGTTGGACATATTACATCGATCCACCAGAAGGGTGTTCTAATTTATACTTCCCGACACTAGACTATGAACTGGAGATTGAACACGGTATGTTGGTTGCCTTTAGGGGACATATTATACACGAAACTAGATCGCAACAATTTGACGGATATCGATATTGTGTTGCGGGTACACTGAGTCATCTGAAGTAGTATTTAACCCTCCCTGACCGCAAAGCTAATTTTAACATGGAAAACATGAAATGTCAAGCACTAAATTAAAAAATATCGGATTCACTGCGTCTGCCTTTGATCTGCTTCATGCGGGTCATATCGCAATGCTCAAGGAGGCAAAGACTCAGTGCGACTACCTTATCGTGGGTCTACAGACTGATCCATCCTTGGACAGGCCTGAAAAGAACGCGCCTATCCAGTCTATGGTAGAACGGTACATCCAACTGTCAGCCATCTCTATGATCGATGAGATCATCCCCTATCGTACCGAGACTGATCTGATGGATATCCTCAAGGTCTATCCTATCAATGTGCGTATCATTGGTGAGGAGTATAAGGACAAAGATTTTACAGGGAAGCAATATTGTATTGACAATGGCATCGAAATGTATTATAATAACCGCCAACATGACTTCTCTACGAGTAGTCTGCGTGAGCGTATCAGTGTCTCGACTAATGGTCAACACCCACTATTCAATTAGTACTTGACAAACAGTGACTGAACCTGTATAATGGTTCAAAATTATGGTAAATCCTATGACAACACCAAAAGTAAAACCTAAAGATAAACCGCATTATGTCAATAATGCACAGTTCTCTCAGGCAGTAGTAGACCACTGCACTAAAACACAACAAGCGAAAGCAGATGGAATGCCGGTTCCTGTTATACCGGACTATATTGCAACATGCTTCCTGAAGATCTGTGAGGGTCTGTCACACAAGGCAAACTTCGTCCGGTATACCTACCGCGAAGAGATGGTGATGGATGCGGTTGAGAACTGTCTCAAGGCAATTGAGAACTATAACATTGAGGCTGCGACTCGTACAGGTAAACCCAATGCATTTGCATACTTTACTCAGATCTCGTGGTTTGCATTCTTGCGTAGGATTGAGAAAGAGAAGAAGCAACAGGAAATCAAGACCAAGTACATGGGACAGATGGGCATCGATGTGCTTTTAGACAATGATTTGGCAGATGATACCTCTATGCAAGTAGCACAGGCATATGTGGATACTCTCCGAATGCGTATTGACGAGGTCAAGTCCAAGGATGCTGAGTGGAAAGAGATCGTCAAGAAGGAACGCAAGAGACGCACCGTCAAGGTAGACTCTGACTTGGGAGACTTTATAAGCGAATGAAGGTTGCTATTCTGAATGATACTCATGCGGGTATCCGTAACTCGTCAGACATCTTTATGGCATACCAAGAACGCTTCTATAGTGAGGTGTTCTTTCCGTACCTATTAGAGAATGACATCAAGCATATCATACACTTGGGTGACTACTACGACAATCGTAAGACGATCAACTTCAAGGCTCTGAATCACAATCGTAAGATATTCTTAGAACCCATGCGTAAGCATGGTATCACTATGGATATCATCTGTGGTAACCATGATGTGTACTACAAGAACACCAACGAGTTGAACGCACTGAAGGAACTACAGGGTCACTACATGAACGAAGTGAACCTTCTCATGAAACCAACAGTGATGAACTACGATGGTACAGAGATAGCATTGATACCTTGGATCAACCCTGAGAATGAGAAAGACACTCTAGAGTTTCTTGCAAACACCAAAGCAACACTTGTGGGTGCACACCTTGAGGTAACAGGGTTTGATATGCAGAAGGGTATGCCGTGTATGGATGGTATGGATCGGAAGATCTTTGGACGATTCGATATGGTGATGTCGGGCCATTTCCATGCTAAGTCATCGCAGGACAACATACACTTCCTTGGGTCACAGATGGAGTTCTTCTGGAACGACTGTGACGATCCTAAACACTTCCATGTACTTGATACAGAAACAAGAGAACTGGAAGCGATTCGTAACCCAGTAACGATCTTCGAGAAGATCTACTATGATCACGAGAACATGAACAAGTTCAAGGACTTGTCCTATCTTGATAACAAGTTCGTCAAACTGATCGTCGTAAACAAGGGTGACGCATATGAGTTTGAACGGTTTGTGGATCGGATTCAGGCACAGAAGATACATGAACTCAAGATCGCAGAGGACTTTGCTGAGTTCACTGGTGCGAATGTAGATGATGAGGTGTCGGTAGAGGATACCGAGACTCTGATCTATAACTACATTGATGCAGTAAGTACTGACCTAGATAAAGGACGAATCAAGAAGGAGGTCTCACACTTGATGAAAGAGGCCCAGAGTATGGAGATTGTCTAGTGCCTACTAAGAACGATGTAACCGGAGATAGTATCCAGAGCAAGACCGCTTCGGACAACTACCGTGACAACTATGATCGAATCTTTAGAAAAGATTTACCCAGCAACGCATTCTATCAGCAAGATGAGGAGAAAGATATGGGACTAGGGTTCAACGATGGATTCCCGACTCAGTTGGAGTTCTGGGATCACTACTGTATAGTAGAACAAACGGACATTGGAACCGAGAAAGGTTACCCTTGTAATTGGTGTGGATTAACGGAAGAAGATCTTGCCGAGTCAAACATCTAAGGATATCATAGAGGCCATCGTAGGTGGCATCATTGCTGTTGGTCTCACTGTAGGTGCTCTCATGCTCATCTTCCAACCTGATGAGGAAGAGGTTCCCGTTGTGGAAGAGACGGAAACATCTGAAATAGATGTTGTCCCATATTGGCCTGAGGTTCCATATACATATGACAATCCACAATTGCAGTGTCTTGCATTGAACATCTATCATGAGGCCCGTAGTGATAACTATGCTGGTCGTATGGCAGTTGCGGATGTGACCCTCAATCGTGTGGAGCACTCCAGATTCCCAGATACCGTTTGTGATGTAGTACAACAGGCAAAACTATCTCAGTGGCATCTAGATCATGGACGGGAAGTCCCATTGCGACATAAGTGTCAGTTTAGTTGGTTCTGTGATGGTCGAGGGGATGAACCCCGCGACGAGGACTGCTGGCAAGAAGCACAACTACTCGCATACAATGTACTGGTCAACAACGAACTCCGTGGTATTACCGAGGGTGCGACTCACTACCATGCTACATATGTACTACCTAAATGGAGTAAAGACCGCAACATGAGACTGATCGGTAGGATCGGGGCACATATATTTTATCGTCAAGATTAGTACTTGACAAACACTGAAGGGTATGTTACAATTACGCAATGATTAACTTTGAAAAACTAAGGTTCAAGAACTTTCTATCGACTGGTAATAACTTTACTGAGATTGATTTCAGTAAGACCCCTACTACTCTGGTGGTAGGTCATAACGGTGCGGGTAAGTCCACTATGCTGGATGCCCTGTCGTTTGGTCTGTTTGGTAAGCCACATCGGAAGATCTCCAAACCACAACTCATCAACTCTATCAATGGCAAGGGTACGCTTGTTGAGGTGGAGTTCTCTATTGGTACACAACAGTACAAGATCATCCGTGGCATCAAACCTAATAAGTTTGAGATCTGGGTGAACGGCAACATGATCAACCAGAGTTCTCATGCGAAAGAATACCAGTCTATTCTTGAGAAGAACATCATCAAGTTGAATCACAAATCCTTTCACCAGATCGTGGTGTTGGGGTCATCGTCGTTTGTGCCGTTCATGCAACTTGCTAGTGGTTCTCGTCGTGAGGTAATCGAAGATCTATTGGACATCAACATGTTCAGTAAGATGAACGGTATCCTCAAAGAGAAGATGGCCCAGTTGAAGGATCAGATAAACGAGAACACTCACCAACTGAACATCGTAGATACCAAGATCAATGCACAGAAGAAGTATCTGCGTGACCTGAGTGAGATCTCTGCACAACAGAAGAAAGAGAAACAGACATCTATTCAGTCTCTACAGGAAGAGATTCGGGTGTTGAATGATAAGAATGTACAACTTTCTGAAGATGTGGCAGATAAGTCACCTGACATCGAATCCCAGATCAGTACATCCACCACCGAAGATAAGAAACTGGATGAGTATGCAGCAGGGTTCAAGAGTCAGCAGAAGGAAGTGGTAAAGCAAGCAAAGTTCTTTGAGAAGCATGATATCTGTCCTACATGTAGTCAGGACATTGACGCAGAGACCAAGAAGAGTCACCTTGATAAGTGTAGGTCTACCGCGACTACTATCTCAGAAGCACTTGATATGTACGATGTCAAGAAGAAAGAACTTGACGGTAGACTAGAGGCCCTGTATACTCAACAGAATATTTTGCGTGAGTGGCAGGGACAGGTGAATGCGAACAACCAGAGTATTGCCACGATCAACCGGAACATCGATACACTGAATACTGAGTTGTCTCGTATTGATAATGAGACTGGTGATCTGTCTGAGGCCAACTCTGAGTTAGAGACCCTGCGTTGTGGTAAGGAAAAGTTACAGGACTGTAAGTACAAACTGAACGAACAACACTCGTACAATCAGGTGTATGCCGAGTTACTGAAAGATACAGGCATCAAGACCAAGATCATTAAGCAGTACCTACCCGTCATCAATCAGTTGACCAACAAGTACTTGCAGATTCTAGATTTCTTCGTACACTTTGATCTGGATGAGTCTTTCCAAGAGACTATCAGATCCAGACATCGTGATGCGTTTTCGTATGACTCATTCTCTGAGGGTGAGAAGCAACGTATTGACCTGTCCCTACTATTCACATGGAGACAGATCGCGAAGATGAAGAATAGTGTCGCAACCAATCTACTAATCCTTGATGAGACTTTTGACTCGTCTCTGGATGAAGAGGGTATTGAAAACCTCATGAAGATTATTGAGACGCTTGGTGAGGATACCAATGTGTTTGTTATCTCTCACAAGAGTGAACTTGAGGATGCAGCCTTCCAGCGCAAAATTGAGTTCGTAAAAGAAAAGAACTTTAGTAAAATAAAGTCTTGACATTTGTAACCCCATGTGGTATTATAGTATCCACAAAATCGTAAAGGAAATATATTATGGAACTGACCGACAATACAATGCAGGTTCTCAAGAACTATGCAACGATCAATCCAAACATTGTTATCACTGAAGGTAACACCCTTAAAACTATCTCGGTGGCACGTAATGTGTTGTCCACCGCTGAGTTGAGTGAGGCATTCCCTCAGTCATTTGGCATCTATGATCTCCCTGAGTTCTTGAATGTCCTATCCCTAGTGGACTCACCCCGTCTCAAGTTTGAGAAGGATTATGTTGTAGTTGGTGATTCTACTGGTCGTTCATCTGTGAAGTACTTCTTCTCTGACCCTGACATGCTGACCTCGCCTGGCAAGAACATTACCATGCCAGATGCCGAAGTTAAATTTACCCTAGATACTGACACGTTGGGTAAAGTAAAACGTGCTGCGGCAGCATTGGGTCATGAGGAGATCTCTATTACGCCCGTCACTGGTGCGGTACGTCTATCTGTCATTGACAGTAAAGACGCAACGAGTAACGCATTCTCTATCGATGTAGAGGGTGAGTACCCTGAAGGAGTTGATTTCAACTTCATCATGAATGTTGGTAACCTGAAGGTTGTCAACGAAGACTTTGAAGTGGGTATAAGTTCTAAACTTATTTCCCAGTTCTCTAGTAAACAATCAACGATTGAATACTTTATCGCACTTGAAAAATCATCGACTTACGGAGCATAATAACGATGGCAAAAGCACAAACTGAAAAAGATCATACGGCAATCTACGAACTTGGTAACCGAGTCTCGCGTTCTACTGTAGCAGTAATTGATACTGTGGTACAACGAGGTGGGTTCAAAGGAGAGGAACTGTCCACTATCGGACAACTACGTGACCAAGCCGTACAGATCATCCAACTCTGTGAAGAACACCAATCTGAACAAGGAGTTGAAGAATAACGGCGG